TCAATACACACTTTTGTTATTCTTTCTTTGCTTTTTATTTTCATTTCTTTTTTTTAAGAGATTGCAAATAGTACTTTTAGATACTTTAGCAACCTTTTTACTTAAATATTTAGAGGCATTTATTGAACTTAAATTTAATGATAAATTTAAAATTTCTTTTTCTAACCTTTTTGTTTTTTTAGCTTTCGGCATTAAAAAATCAAAGCCTTCAGCGAATGTTTTATGACTGCAATCTTCATTTACACAAAACATTTTTCTATTAGTTAAATTTATTATTACCTTCTTACCCTGAATAGGTAAATCTTGAAATTGTTTAATATATCTTGAATGAGTCTTAGTCGAAGGTTTTCCACAGAATGGGCAAATTACTTGTTTTCTATTAGAAACAACATCTATATAGAAAGTATCAGCTATAATTTTATGACTAATGTAATCAAGATTTTCATCCAATAATTTTATAAATTCATCCATAAAAAACTCCTTAGTATTATCAAATTATAAGTAATTTTATCATAAATTAAATATTTACTCAACAAACATTGGAAAGAACCATAATTATCTTGACGTTTATACATACTTTAATTTTCACTTAAAATCCTCTCAATTTCTTTATATAAATCTATTATTTATATATCTTTACAATACATTCGATATAGTTATAGGAGTATGATATGAAGAAATTTAATGTCAATTACTCTCTACTCTATAGCTACATAAAATAAATCTTATAACAGACTTTTTTCAGTACTAGAAAAACCCTCAAGTGCATCCTCTCCACTTAAGGGCTCTACCCAACTATATTTTCTTTTTCTCTCTGTTTCCTAACCCCGTATCAAGAAACATATACTATTTTAATCATTTTTTAAACCCAGTTATATCAAGGCTTTTAGCTGTGTTTCCTTTTAAGCCTTACTACCGTCTCCACGTGTTGCCTATGTGTCAGTATTACCCAGAACTCTTTGCTCTATTTATATATTCCCACATACGAAAACCCTTGAATGTACATAAATACATCAAGGGCTTCAAATTATTGATATTACTGACTTTTATCTATATGTGTTTCCTTTTAAGCTTAACTACCGTCTCCACATGCCCTGTGTGTGGAAACATATACCCCTGCTACACCACCTCCACAAATACCTTAACTCACCCAACATTCCCTTATTATAATGCTTCATTACAAAAACACATTATATTTTCTAAATACAACAAACTTAAAAACCACCAACTATAAATCAAACAAATCCACCGATGAATCAAATATAATATCTTCGTCACAAAAAGCTACAGATATTGCATGTATGGCTTTAGTAGTATTTGATACTATCCATGCTTTCTTCGCTTCATTCCATCTGCTGCCTTCTATTTTTTTAATTGCTGAAACATTATCATAGCTATAATTAAAGCTTACCATTATATAGTTATCACTAACTTTTTCAATTGTAATAGCCATTATTTTTCATCCTCCTTGTTAAATTCATAAATTTTTAAATATACTATATTAATATTATCATCTTTTTTATTTCCGCTAAATTGTGCACACCCCTATAAAAAAATGCACACCCCTATAAATTTTCCTAGGGTGTGTGCATTTCATCAACCAAATTTTTATATTACTATCCTAAAACCTTCTAAAAAAACAATCTGAAACCCTTTAAAAAACGCTAAAAGCCCTTGAAATCAAGGACTTTTCATTGTATCAATATTTAATTGATTATTTGTCTAAGGACTATTATTTTGATACAATTTAGCGAATTTTTCAATAAGATTATTGATTTTATTATCGCTAAATTGTATAGGATTTCTGCTAAAAGGTGCACACTTACAAAATACACACTCCATGTAGATTGGGACATACCAACTGCTACATTTGAATACATCAATTTCCATGTTTCTAGGGTTGGTTGAACTCTTAAAGGAACTCTATCACCATTCCGTTTTCTTTGTAAACAAGTACAATATGCATTATTAATCTAATACAACTTTTCAAATTACATCACTTATACTTATGCCAAGTTTTCCAGCTAAATCTCTAAGCTCTCTTCGCCCAACTTCCATACGTCTTTTCTCATCTCTTTTCCTTTCTATTTCATCACATCTTCCATAAATTTCTTCAAGAATTTTTTTACATTCAATAACCGTTTTATATATAGAATCTTTATTCTCTAAAACATAAGTATTCAACTCTAATATGCAATCGTGAACAATTATATTTCTATTTGCTTTGTATTCTTGCATTTTTGAAAATAAATTATTTAGTTTCCTTTTATTATGCTTTTTAAAATTTCTCCTCTTGTGCTTAAAATTTTCAACATCTAGAGTTACATAGCAGTCATATTCATTTTTAATTCCATCAATATAATCTTTTGCTATCTTTAATAATTCAAGAGCATGTTCTGAAAATCCATTAACTTTAAAAACAATTTGTTCATAGTCAACAAAAAACTCATTTAAATTAACATTCTTTTTATTAAGATACTTTTCATAAACAAATGCAATTTCATTCTCCATTATATTGCAATGATCATAAAATCTTTGCGCTAATCCTTCAAATGCTAGTATAAGCTTCTTTAAAGTAATAATTCTTTTTATTCCATCCCACATTATTTATCTCCTCCCCCCCCATTAATTTTTAATAACTATAAAAATTAAAATACTTGGTTATAAGACTTATGTTTATAAATTGAGATATTTCTATACTAACTGTATTATACAAATTCTGATTCATCATCATCTTTTAGTTTACTAAATTTATCTGTAACATCTAATGCAAAATTACATTTTGGACACATAACAGTTGTTGTTTCATAATCAATATCTAGCTCCAATTCCTCCCCACATTTCGGGCATTCCCTTGGAACATTAAGTAATTCCTCATTAGTATCATCGATATCATCAAAATCTGTACAACTTTGTATATGTGCTTCAAAACATCCTTCACATACTTCTATATCACATTCAGGACATTCTCTTATTTCATCTGGATGAAACCATTCTCCACACCATTCACATTTAATCATTTTATTTCACTCCTTAATATTTTGTTATAAAATAGCGCATCTTATTATTATAGTGCCTTGAGATGCATAATAAGTTAGTCAAATATTGACTTACCTTATCATAATTTTATAATATAATAAAAATTATGAATTAAAAACAGAAAGATATCTTTATCTATTTTTCCACTCACTTCATTAGTTATCTATATCTCTAATTCTCTTAATCCTATCGATTTGTTCTTCTGTATATCCATGTCTTCCAGATTGGCAAAACGCATTAAGGATATCCCACATATCATTTGCTATTACTGATTCTGTAAACTTAACTGTTCTCTCATAATCCTTAGGTGATACATAAGGCGTCATAAAGTAGACCTTACATAGTTTTTTTAATGTTTCATAAATCAAGCTTTCATATGGACTATTTAAATCAAGAATTTTCTTAGCCTTTTCCATTACAGTTTTATATCTTTCTAAATTAGATATGGCAGTATCAATTTCATCTAATTGACATTTTACATCTGACTCATTTTTAATTTGAATATTATACATTTTTTGTGCAAGATACAATGCTGGATATGATAATATCTCATCTTCTTCAATTTCAGTGTACTGTAGCTTATGCACTCTATGACTCAATAAATTTATAATATATTCTTCTAATGTATCTGACTGAAAAATGACTTTTTGGTATTCTCCATCTTCATCTATATTAACTTCATGCCCATATACTAATTTTGATGACCAGATTGCACAATTTTCTTTTGATATCCATTTTTCTAATCTTACAAGTTCTTCAATAACATACTTCATCATTGTAAATCTAACTATAGGGTCTGCATGATATAAACTTCTAAGCAACTTAGTTAACTCCTTATTAAGCCTTTCAGATAAATTACTTTCTAACAATGCATTTATATACGCTGGATTAGTCTTAATTATCTCTTGATCACCTTTATTTAAATAAAATTCTATATTTTTTATCAAACTTCTAAACAATTCATACCTGTTCTTAAGTAATCTTTCATTCCTACGACCATCAAAATACTCAGAGTCTAATATTAACATTAAAAGACCTTGGACTTCAGGCTTTATTAGATATTTACTTTTAACATTCTTAGGATTCTCCTTAAAATCACTTACTTTAAGCAACCCATTGCTATCCTGACAAATTGCTTCTATATAATTCTTTATAGTTTTTTCTGTATATTCTTTGCCACATATTGAGTACTTATTTAGGTATACTTTAATTTCTTTTATTGTCAAAGGCTCTTTACCCATTTTAGTTTTAACAACTTCTGGGCATACTTTAATAGCCTTTGGCTCAGTTTTACCTTTTTCATAATCAGATTTTCTCCCCAATGAACTCACTCCTTACATTGAAACATATATCATATTATTCTGCACTTAAGTTCCATTAATATCTACATAGGCATCTATTATATATCTACCCTCAATTTACGTATTAACCATAAATATAGTAACATTAACTCTAATTATCCTTACTCAAATAATCAATCAATGTTTAAAATTAATCTACTAAAGAATATTACTTTAGAAGATCGTTAAATTCTCATCAATAATTAAGAATATATTACTACAGAATTTTAACAAATGCTATATAAAATATAATTCGTTCTTCAACTAAATATCCACCAAACTTATCACCTTTACCTGCTCTACTATATGTGAACTCACAATTATAGTTAATAGTACTATCTTGAATTTAAATATTTAATTAACTCCATAAAAAAACACCCACAAAGTCAACTATAACCTTAGCTAACCTTGTGGGTGTTATCTTAAATCTTTATATATCCCATTCTATTTCCATACCATCTTTAAATATAAAAGTTATCTTATCCTCTTTATTCACAACTATCTTTTCAATAGTACTCTTCCAAAGTCCCTCATCAAACTCTGTAATCAAATCCTTCCTTTGTTCAAACTCTTTTATAAAAACCGTAATGTTTTCCTTCTTAGCACTTCTCTCTAATCTCTTTTCATCTATTCCTTCAATTTCATTATTAATACTTTCATACCTTTCAGCTAAAACTTTATATTTTTCCTCATACTCTTCTTGATTTAAAACTGTATGAGCATTTTCTTCTACACACTTTTTTAGCATTTCCGTAACTATTTCAAGCTCATTTTGAAGTTTTACTCTTTCCTTATCCAGCTCTGATGTATCTGTTAATGCTTGTATTATATCTTCATAGTCTTTTAGAATTTCTTCCTTGTTTTCAATTAAGCTATTAAAAACTTCAACAAAAACCTGTTTTATTTTATCTTCATAAAGATGAGGAGTGTTACATTTTTTATGATTTTTAAACTTAGAGTTGCACTGCCAAATCGCTCTACGGTATTTACTGTTGGAATGCCACACCTTGCTTCCATAAAAACTACCGCATTCTCCACATACTATTTTGCTTGAAAAGCAACTTCCACTTGTTTTATACCCTTTTACCTTTTTTCGCTTTTTCATTTCCTGCTGAGCCAAATCAAAAACTTCTGAACTTATAATAGCAGGATGACTGTTTTCAACATAATACTGTGGAATCTCACCCTCATTTTTCTTCTTTTTCTTGGTCAGAAAATCAACCGTAAAACTCTTTTGAAGGATAGCATCGCCTTTGTATTTTTCATTCTGAAGAATACTCTTTACCGTGGTAGGCTGCCAAACTTCTTTACCCGCTGGTGTTGGTATTTTATTTTCAGTTAAATATCTAGCAATTCCTGATGGAGTTTTCCCTTCAAGGAACAGTTTATAAATTAATCTTACAACTTTAGCTTCCTTTTCTACAATCTTAGGTAAGCCATCTTCACCCTTTTCATAACCAAGAAACTGTTTATAAGGTAAACTCACCTTTCCATCTGCAAATCGCTTGCGCTGTCCCCAAGTTACATTTTCTGAAATTGACCTGGATTCTTCTTGAGCCAAAGAACTCATTATCGTAATTAATAATTCTCCTTTACTATCTAATGTATATATATTCTCCTTCTCAAAGTATACCTCAACCCCTTTTTCTTTTAACTTTCTTACTGTTGTTAAAGTATCTACTGTATTCCTTGCAAATCTACTTACAGATTTAGTTATTATAAGATCAATCTTCCCTTTAAGTGCATCTGTAATCATTCTATTAAATCCTTCTCGTTTTTTAGTGCTTGTAGCTGAAATTCCTTCATCTGAATATACATTAACAAAGTCCCAAGTAGGATTTGATTTTATTTGCCTTGTATAATAATCAACTTGGGCTTCATAGCTTGATAACTGTTCATCATTATCAGTAGATACCCTTGCATAAGCAGCTACTCGTTTTAAAGTAATTGCTCTTGTTGTACCTGAGGTAAATTTACTAACTATCGGTGGTATTACCGTAACTGATCTTGCTGTACTCATAATAAGTTACTCCCTTCTATTTTCCAACTTCCTTCTCTTTTTTATTTGACATACTTGTTCACCTCGATTTTTACTGCGTCATTTATAGCTCCATTCTTTCTTTACTTTAGTACCATCATAGAAAACAAACATCACTAATTTTTCCTTTAATACTTGTATCTCTTTTATCTTATTTTTAAATATGCCCTCATCAAATTGTTTAAGTCCTAAAACTTCTGTGGCTATTGAAATTAAAATATTCTCCGGTATTTGTTTAGAAGAACATTTTTCTTTACCAAAACTATTATATGTTGCACAAATCCATACTTCTTTTTGATATTTTGTGCCTGCATTATTAATTTTTCTTTGATAGCATTTATCGCATTCACAACATCTAATTATGCTAGTAAATGGGTACTTATTAGTAGTTATTCTTCCTCCCTTATATTTCTCCTTACGTTTTTGAATTTCTTCTTGAACCTTATTGAATATATCTCTATCTATTATTGCATCGTGATTACTACTTACATAATACTGTGGAAGTGTTCCATCATTTAGACAAGTTTTCTTTTCTAAATGGTCCTCAATATACTTTTTTTGTAGTAATAAATCCCCTGCATATTTTTCATTATTTAATATCTCTTTAATTTTAGAGCTATCCCATAGCTTATTATTCTTCGTTCTTATACCCATTGAATTTAACTTTTTTGCAATGGCAAGTCTCCCCATTCCTTCTAAATATGCATTAAAAATTATTGTAACAACTTCTGCTTCTTTAGGATTTATTTCAATTTTACCTTTATGTATGGTGTAACCATACACTTGAAATGTATTAGGTATACCATCTTTAAAATTATTTCTTATTCTCCATTTGCAATTTTCACTAACTGACCTACTTTCCTCTTGAGCAAAAGAAGCGAGGATAGTAAGCATTAGCTCACCATCCCCGCTTAAACTGTGTGTATTCTCTTTTTCAAAATAAATATCTACATTTAGTTCTTTTAATTCCCTTACTACTTCTAACATTGTAACAGTATTTCTTGCTAGTCTTGAGATTGATTTTGTTATAACCATATCTATTTTACCACTTTTGCAATCCTTAAGTAGCCTTTGAAATTCTGGTCTTGTATCTTTTGTACCTGTAAGCGCTTCATCTGCATAAACTCCAGCATACTTCCATCCTCTATTCTTTTGTATAAACTCACTATAATAACTTACCTGTGCTGACAGTGAATGAATCATTGCTTCTTTACCTGTTGAAACTCTTGCATAAGCTGCTACACGTTTTTTATTTGGTACTTTTACTACTAAAGGCTGTATTTTTATAATCTTTCGTGACATCTTATCACCCTCTTTCAGCTACGTATGTTAACTCTAATTTTGATACAAAGCAAGCTATAAACTACCTATAATAGGTTTATATTTTTCCATTAGCATTCTATCAATTTTATTGTATTCTTTATCTGTTATTAACCCCTTTAGAACCATTGATTTTGCTAAATATAGAGCTACTCTATAATTTTTTTCACTATTAAATTGCTCCTCACTCATGAGCTTCACTTCCCTTTTTAAAACGATTATTTATATAACAGGCATGACTGCAAAACTTACGTTTCTTATTGCCATAGCTTTTAAATTTAATGCCACACTCTGCACAAATCAAAGTATAATATGCTTTTTTATTAAGTTCTTTATCATTGACTTTCCACCATTCTCTTCTACATTTCTCACAGCAGAATTTTTTAGGCTTTCCTTTTGTTCCTTTTTTTAATGTTTTACCGCAATTCTTACAAACCAAACAAATTTCTTTTTCTTTACTTTTTATTTCTATCTTTTTATTAGTTTGTAATTTACTTCTTCTACAAAATGCTTTTACAGTGTTTTTATTTATATTTAAAGCTAATGCTATTTGTGAATAGCTCTCACCTTCTTTTCTCATTTTTCTTATATTTTCTTTTTCAATATCAGTCATTAAAATTACCCCCCATAAAAAAAGGAGAAACCCTAATGTCTCTCCTAAAATTTCTACTTATTAAAAATCATAATTGCCGCATCAAATCCAGCATTCTTTAATTTTTGAACTTGTTTTTCTGCATTATCCCTAACAGCATAAGAACCAGCCATAACTCTATACAGAGTTTCTCTACTTGATGAAGTTGATGACTTTACTGTTACTTGAGGTTTATTAACTACATTTTCTTTATATCCTATACCTAACTGAGATAATATAGCTTTTGCTATTTCTCTAATAATTTCATTTCTTTTTGCATCAAATAAATTATTATCATTGTTACTATCAATAAACCCCATTTCTATTAAAACTGCTGGACATATAGTTTCTCTTAATACATGGTAATTAGCAGTCTTTACTCCCCTATTAACAAATCCAACACTTACAAGTCCCGCTTGTATTTTTTCTGCAAGGGCTTTAGCTTTTGTACTTGCATTTAAATGTGTATAAGTTTCAACACCTTTAACTTTTTCTGGCTTAAAAGCATTTCTATGAAATGATATAAAATAATCATATGAATTTCTATTTTCAAAGTTACTTCTATCATTAAGGACTACTGTAGCATCACTAGTTCTTGTTTCATCAACAATAATTCCATGCTTTCTAACTTCTGATGCTATAGCTTTACCCACACTTAATACATCATTACTTTCTTTTCTTCCCTTATAACAAGCTCCACTATCTACTCCACCATGTCCATAATCAAAACATAATCTAGCCATTTTTATTTTCCTCCTTTAACTGCTCTAAAATATTTCTTAACTTATCTGGTATTGGGAGTCCTATCCTTGCTGTATTTTCTAAGATACTGATTCCTTCATTGGATATATAAAAAAATATAACAGCGGTACGAATTGCACTACCACTGCCAATAAGATAATAATCAATTATATGAGCTACTCCTACTAAAACAAAAGTAAGTACCTTTTTAAATATTCCTCTAAAACCAGCTTCACTAGATAACTTTTGTTCAAGAATAGATGCCATAATTCCAGTTAAATAATCAATGATAACAAAAGTTATAAGTGCATATAAGAATCCATCTGCCCCTCCAAGTATCCATCCAAGCCACCCACCTATAGTTACAAATATCATTTGTATAGTTTCAATAATATTTTTCATTATGAAAACCTCCTTTTTATATAATTAAAACCCACTCAAATTAATGAGCGGGCATATCTAATGGATAAACATAATCACAGGTAAAATCATATTGAATTTTCATTGTATTTACTGGAGTTTTTGTTACTGGTTCTGGGAGAAGTGTATGCGCTGAAGCTGGAACTATATAGTATTCATTTATACTTCCACTGCCATAATCATTATAAGCAAATAAGGTTTGAGTATCAAAATCCCAACTTATACTGTAATATCCCGTTGAAGCAAGTTCTGTACTTCCATAAATATTTAAATCACTATTTAACTGTATTCCTCTACAATTATTAACTATAACATATAACTTATTGTTTGGAATTCTAGTAATATGAAGTCTATATCCTGTTCCATCATGAATTTCTGCTTTTTTAACAAAGGTACCATCTTTATCATACATAGCTACACAACTTCTATAATCTTTACTGTTTCCATTCCTATTAATACATCCTTTATATGTTATATATACATTACTTTCTGTAACTGCAATATCATAATATTCAACATTATAAACTAAATTATCTGGCACTTTAGGACTTTTAGGGTAACTTGAAATTATATTAAAATTCTTATCTAACTTTTTAAATGAACCATCCTCTATAAGAATCCAAAAGTTCGATCCATCATAAGCTATTGCTTTTGCTTTAACTTTAATGGTTATATCATTTTTCTTTTCAGTTGTAAATTTATCATATACAGTAATTGTTGTATATTGGGGTTTAAGTGCATAAAGATTTTTCTCATCAGTACATAAATTATATTTTGGAATTGAATGATTTTCTTCTTCTATAGTTCTCTTTTTATAAGTATAATTTATTCTTGGCATTTGTGCTGAACTATCATCACGTTGTCCACCTGTCCAATAAATACTTTTAAATGTACCATTAGCAACATGAGTTGGAAAATCAAAGACAAAGTGTTTAATCCCTTTTCCATCTTTATTAGTTCTAGACCATTCTCCTTTATTTACAGTACCTCTTAATTCTGAATCCCCACTATATGTGTACCATGCATCAGCATAACCTATAATATCTCCCCATGTCCAATAATCATAAGGATCTTCAGCTATATCTCCTGTAGTTAAAGTTATAACTCTAAAAGGATAAGTTTTAAATATTTCTTTAAGTAAATATTGTTGTTTATTATCAATCATAGGGTAATAGAATCCATCTAAAAAAGCAGGGTTTGCGAGTGCTGCTGTGATTCTATTTTCACTTTTAGCTTGATATATTTGTTTGCCTGTTAAATCATCATATAGTTTTACTGTAGCTACTCCTTGAACAGGCATTATTAATTTATTCTTTACTTTTTCAACCCTTTTACCTGTTAAAAAATCTTTACTGTACGATATGCTTTCTCTAAAACTCAAATTATCATCTCCTTTCATATTAAATTTTAGATATATATAATAAGTAAGAGTTTTTTATTTAAAACTTATATTATAATTAGTTATGATTTCTTTGTTCCTAAATAAATTATTATTTAATACCATAAATTCGCTAAATATCACTGGCATAGGTTCTTTAAAAGTTATAATCTGATTTCCTGCTTGTAGTTTTTCAAAATACAAACCATTTATATTAATAAGTGGCTGATATTCTTTAACTTCTGCATGCGGTGGCTCTGCACTTAGCCCACCTTGTAGATTTCTTCCATCAACCATACATTGCAAATTAAACTTTGGTATTTTCACACTTCCTATATCAACGCATAAAAAAATACCTAAATAGTGAGCACCACTTTTAACTTGTGGTATTCCTATAGGTATTCCTACAACATTATCTCCTTTTAAAAGCTTTTGCTTTGGGGTAAAAGTGATGTCTTCTCCATCTAGTTGAATTTGAATTGTTAGTGTACATTCTTCATTTGCTATACAATATAATGAAAGATTCATTGAAAGATTTGTTGATGCTACTGCAGATATTCCTAAATATACAGGTTGTATTTTGCTTGTGCCAACTATAAACTCTACTGGATTTGCATAATAAAGCATGGATGTTAGTGTTTCTGCTACCTTGTTTCCAAGTTCATCTACAGTTGTTTTAATTTCTGATGTATCCATTTTATTTAAAATATTATCTTTAGGTTGTCCTAGCTCTACTTTTGCATTTAATCCTCTAAGTACATCTTTCCTAATTTTTATAACTGGAACCTTAATATCTATATCAAAGTCTTTGTATCTTACAATGACTCTATCTCCTACATTAACCTTTTGTAGATGTTTATAATTTTCATATTCTTTAGTTTTACTAAGTTCTATAAAATCCACTTCAATATTTACTTTGCTAAGTCCTATGGTTTTTATACTTTCTTTTGCCATATCTCTTAAGGTTACTTCATCCTCAGCTTCTTTCAATTGAATCTTTTTAACTATAGGAAACGGTGGATACTTATCACTATTCCAGTTAGGTACATTTATATATTTTTCAGTAAGTTTTATTCCATTGTAACCTACTGGATAAAGCTTTGTAACAACATCTTTAGTATCAGAATTAAATTTAAGTCCTAAAATATTTTTACCTTGAGATATTAAAACTCCTGAATCTTTTCTTATTTGCTTTAGAATTTTTATATCAAAATTATCTCTTTTAATTTCTCCGCATTTCCACCTTTTAATTATTCCAAACATAGCTTCCACAGGATTAGTTTGAACAAAATATATGGTATTAGCTAAGATAATATCGCTATCTACTTTGTATATAGTACTAACGTCTCCTGGTAGAGCTTTTTCCATGGCAGTTTTTATACTACAATTTACAGCTCTACTATCTTCAATAAAATAATACAGAAGGTCATAGAAGATATGCTTTGCCCACACCTTTATTATCTTAATTTCTTTACTTATCTTTTCCACTCTATAAATTCTAAAAAGCTGTCCATCTGCTTTAATTATGTTCCATTCTTCAAGATATTTTGCTTTTCTCCCCTTAGCTGAATATTCAAGTTCTAACTCATAATCTCCATTAAGTTCTTCTGTAATAAAACAACTTATAACTTCATCTAGAACTCCAAGACCATTAGTTTCAAAGTTGCCTTTTGTGGTTTTCTTGTCGTATATGCATATCAATCTATCACCTCCAATCATTTAAATTTGGGTATGAAAAAAGCAAAGTTATACATTTAATATAACCTTGCTAATTTAATCATAATGCCAAAATATTACATATAACTTATTATGCTAATAAACCTGTAAATTGGAATTTATTCGCATAACCCACATTTCTTATAGATATCTAAAATTACAGGTTGCTTTCCTTCAATATATGAGTCTATATTTTCTGGATATTTCAAAGCCATATCTTTTTTTATTGAACTATATCTATATCTATCTTTTTTATGTTGTCTTAAATAATCTCTAAATGTTATATGTCGATACAATTCTTCATTATCTTTATTGCATACATATAAATGGTGTACCATTAAATGTGGCTTGTTTTCATATGCAAATGCTTCTCTACCAGATATACCAAAATCTCCTTCGTATATATATCCAATAGACTCCAATGCTTTTTTTACTTCTTCAAAATTTTTGTCAATCACAACATCTATGTCGATAATTGGTTTTGCTGCCAATCCTTCAACAGATGTACTTCCTACATGCTCAATTGAATTTATTTTTCCAGACAAAGCTGTTAATAATTCATCTTTTATATGTTCAAATTCATTTTTCCATTCTGGATTATAATCTTCTACTATTACATGTTTCGTTTTCATTAAAATCACCCCTACAAATTACTATTTATCGTTATCTTATATAAGTAACCTACTAACTGTATTTACTTATTCTATTGTATCTCTTATTAATTGAATTTTTTCAATATCTAAATCTGTTAATTCTTTTATTGTTTTATCTTCCATATCCATTTTTATTGCTTTTTTAACTATTTCTATAGTTCTTTCTTTTTTACTGTCTTCAATTGCGCTATTTCTCATATTTACTCTTCCAATATTCTTATCCATTTAGGTAATACATCCTTTTTCCATTTAATTGTTCCCTTTTCTATATAGCATATATGTTCAAACTTATTTGTATTATCATATATATTAATTTCATCACACATACATATCAATTCTTTTAAATTCTTTAAAGATTCATAATATCTTCTTTCTATAGCCTCATCTGGAATACCATGACCACCTTTTGCTACCCTCATTTCAACTCTTTTTTTGGCGATATCAATACTATCTACCCCTATATAATTCATGATTATATAAAATCCTTTTTCTTTTGCTTTTTTTATATTTCTAACAATACTTTTACCTGAAAGAGTAGTCTCTTGGTTAAAGGATATATGATTTTTAATATAGTAACTAATAAGTTTTATGGCTTCTCTTGCACATTTAATCTGTAAATTAGCATTTTCCCATGAACCTATTCTTGATACCATTTCATCAGTATTTATTCTCTTCTCATTTTTATTTTTTTCATAGTAAATAGATTTATATATTGACGTTTTTCCCGCACCGTTAACACCTGCAAATATAGTATAAGTAGCCATTATTCTTTTCCTATTACTTTCTCTTGTTCTTTTTGTAATACTAAATCTGATAAAGTAATATAAAAATCTTGTTCTTCTTTAGTCTTTGCCTTTTTAAATAATTCTTTCAAATCATAATATGAATACTTTAAAAATTGTTTATATAAATCATTGGTTTCATTTATATTTTTCATATCAAATTCCTCCAAATATATTCTTTTGTTATATTATAATCTAATTACTAATTAATATAAACTATTTTATTCATTATACTTATACCCACACTTCATTAACCCTAACTCCCACCTTACTAACATTTCCACTAAAACTCACAACATTTTCTCCAACCTTAAGGACTGGAAACTCCCCAATCATATCTCCATTTTTTAATTCATCATCTTTATAGCAATCTTTTAAAACAAAATCTATTGTTACATATCCATCTACCTTTTTTACAGTAATCTCATTATCATTGATCTTTAATTTTATATCTCCACTACCATAAACCTTAATCACAGGTTCACTTTGAAAAGTTCCTTCATTATATATAGTTGAATTATTTTTAGTTATTGTAATTATCTTTTCTCCTACTGAATACTTAAAAGGCTTACAATTAAATATTATTGGAAACCTTGATGTGTATTTTAAAACTTGCTTAAAATCAATCATATTTACTACTTGAGCAATATATTTTTTATCAGGCTGAAAGCTAAATATTAAATCACTCTCTCCTGTATTTATAAGCCATGCTTTTATTTCATCTATTTTGTCTACTAAATTAGCTTTTGATTTCACTCCGCATTCAACCAATATTGTTATATCCTCAAAAGTGCCTTCATCAAATTTTAGATTAGAACTTTTATCTGGAATGTCTATATAAGTTACTCTTCTTTTAGGAGAAGGAATAGAAGGTCGTTTTGATATTATTATTCCAAAATCATCATAGCTGTTTTTATTTCCAAAAGTAAAACTTAAAATTTTAATTACCTCCCTTCCCCATTGAAATACGTTGTCTGTAAAACTCTAGTTCATAGGCTAACCCCTCTATATCTTTTTCTGTATTATTAATAAATTTTTCTATGTGTACTGTTAAACCATTAGTTTCTCCTAATCCTTGTGCTTTTTTTATAGACTTAGCTATTATTTCATCTAATCTATCTATTGGTAGAACTGCTTCTGTACCTCTTTCACCTACTCCTATAATACTTGGTGCATTAAAAATGCCACCCTGTGCATACCAATTAACATCAAACTTTGGTACTTTAGGTGGCATTAAACTAAACTCTCCTCTTAATCTAAAGTGAGGAAGCTTTATTTTAGGTATTTTTATCTGTGGTATTCTAAGATTCTTAAAAAAACCATATATAGAATCTACTGCTTTTTTAACTATATTTTTCGCTGAATTAATGGGTGTTGTTATGGCTGTTTTTATGCCATTCCAAACAGAAGTAGTAACGCTTTTAATGCTGTTCCAAATGCTAGTCACTATATTTTTTACGCCATTAACTGAACTTGTAACTACACTCTTAATTCCATTCCACACATTAGAAATTATTGTTTTTATACTATTCCATATTGTTGTGGTTATATTTTTAATTCCATTCCATCCTGAGTTTATCCCAGATTTTATAGCATTCAAAGAGTTAATAAAAACAGATTTTATTCCATTCCAAATATTATTTAAAAAATCTTTTATACTCGTAAATACAGCAGTTGTTACTTGTTTTATCTCATTCCATTTCTCACTTATAGCCTTTTTAAGTTCTGAGGCTTTAGCTTTTATAGTATCCCAGTTTTTATATAAACTCACGCCAATAGCTATAACCCCACCAATTGCAGCTACTGCTATTCCAACTGGACCAGTTAATGCTGTAAAAGCCTTACCTAATACTGCACTTGCACCTCCTGCTGCTCCTAAAGCTGTTGATATTGAGCCAAGTACTGAAAAAAGAGTTCCACCTATACTTATTAACTTTCCTATAATTGTTACAACTGGACCTAATGCTGCAAAAATTAATCCTACTTTAACTATGATTTCTGCTTGTGCTGGTGTTAAGCTATTTAGTTTTTCTGCTAGAACTTGAACTACCTCACTTATCTTCTGTATTATTGGAGTTAAACTATCTCCTAGTTGTATTCCTGCATTTTTTAGACTATTAAATGATTTTTTTAATTTAGCACCTGTAGTTTCACTAACTTTATTAAAAGCTGTATCCGTTGCACCTGCTACATTACTCATAGTACCTAGTACTTTATTAAATTCCTGCCCACCAGCTCCAGCTAAAATCATACTAGCAGTTCCAGCTTCAACTGATCCAAACATATCTTTAAGTGTTAGATTATTTTTATTTGCATGATCATTTAACATATTAAGTACATCACTAACACTTTTACCACTTGCCATAAGCTGTGCAAAACTTTTTCCACTTATCTGTCTTAAAGTTTTATCTGCTGTACTTCCTGTTTTAGAGAGTTCAGATAACATACTTCTTATATATGTTCCAGCTTCTGCTGTAGCAATACCCTTTTGAGTTAAAAGTACATAAGCACTTGATAACTGCTTTAAATTTACATTGGCAGCACTAGCTATTGGTACAACTTTACCCATACTACTGCTAAGTTCATTTACACTTGTCTTACCTAAGTTTTGTGTATTAATAAGAATATCACTTACATTAGCGGTTTCTTCTGCTTTTAATTTATATCCATTTAGTATTGTAGTTAATAAATCAACACTAGAACTTGTTTCTGTAAATCCACCCTTAGCAAGTTTTACAGCACTACCTAAAAATTCAATTGACTTACCACTTTCAACTCCTGCTGAGATACTTTGATATAATGCTTCATTTAAATCATTTACCCCTTCTCCTGTTTCATTGGATAAGTTTAAAACACCTTTTTTAACATTCTCCATGCTTAACTGAGTAGTATCCACTATTGTACTTACCTTTGCTAGAGAATCCTCAAAATCTATACTCATTTTAGCAGCAGCAGTTCCAACTCCAACTATTGGAGCAGTAACTTTAGTAGATAAACTTTTTCCTACATCTTGCATTTTTTTACCTACTGTCTGCATTTTGCTACCAGCTTCATTTAGCTTATTACCTAATTGAGTCCATCTACTTTCTTGTACTCTTATTCTTTCATTAGTTTCATTTAGTTCACGCTGTAATTTATTCATCTCTGCCGTAGCATAATTAAGTCTAACTTTTAAATTCTCTGTAGCTTTAGCATCTGCACCTTTTTTCTCTACACTTTCTTGATAACTTTTAGTAAGAGCTGCTACCTTTTGCTTTTGAAGTTCCATTTGTTTATTTAAGCTATCTGATTTAAGTTTTAAGCCTTCTGTAGATTTTCCAAAATCCTTAAGTTTTGAACTAGCTGCTGCAAATTCACTTTTAACTACCTTTAGACTTCTTTGTATTTTGGCTACACCCTCTTGAAACCCTTTATCATCCAATCCAACTCTTGCAACAACAGTATTGCCATCCCTTGCCATAAGCTATAGTTACCTCCTTTCCCTAATATTTAAAAGATTACGTTATCTATATAATCAAAGTCCTGCTTTTCTTCTATTCCATTAACTTTTTTATATATTTTAAAAAGACCAGTTAATTTTCTAGGAGTACTCTTCCAAAACTGCTCTTCACTCATACCTAATAAATTAGTCCCTAAATAAAAAAGCCACTCCCAATCCCAAGGCTGTGGATCAGAGTAGCTTTCTATTCCCCCAAGTTTTCTTCTATTTCAGGCATTGAATTACTTAATGCTTCATTTATAAGTGTACCTAATTTTTCTAAATCTTTAAGACTTAATAAATCCCCTACTGATTTTAAAGTTGCATTTTCATCTTCAACTTTTATTGCTGAATATATAAGTGCTCTTATAGCTTTTACTTTCATTAGCTGTAAATCTTCAAAAGCCTTATTAATATCACCATAAATTTCTTCAAGTTCACAGAAGGTGTTCATATTAAACTTTAGATTGTATCCTTTATTGCCTAATGTAATTTTTACTCCTTTATTTTTAAGTTCTATAGCTTTCATAATATCTGCTTCCTTTCTTACCTACTATTAACTGGCTCTTTTGGTACTTCAGTAAACCATGCTTTAATTATTGTTGCATCTACTTCTTTTTCATCCTCATCTGCAATAAACCTATAGTTTCCATCAAAATCTCTTGAAAAGAATTGTCCTTTAAGCTTTGCACTCTGTGCCTTTGGCTTTTCTCCTTCTGTATCATATTCATCTGTTGCTAATTCAAATTTACCTTTTAAAAGCCACACATATCTAAACTTTCCATTGTTCTTTTTAGATCTAAAACCTAATGCTATAGTTGGTGGTATATCATCTTTATTTTCTATGAGTATTCCTTTTACTACTTTTGCTCCTTGAAGCTTTGCCCTACTTGTAATTGAAAGCTGATTTACTTCTATTTCAACTTCCACACCTTCAAATACAGTTATTACATCCTCAACAGAATCATCAGAATATATGTTATCTGAATTTGTTTTTGGATTAAGCTTTGCACTTATAGCCCTTTCTAATTTCATAGGTTTTTCATAGGTTGCTTCTGTGCTATCATCTTTAGTTAATACTGCTATATGAATATCTCTAAGACCTATTTGCCTTGCCATATCTTCACCCTACCTTTCTTCCAAATAATAAAATCTCATTCCTTTATGATAAATTCTTGTATCCTTTTCATATAAATCTGCTTCACTTAATCTTTTAAAACCTACTTCTATAAGTTTTTCTTTAACCTCTTTTACAATATTTGTGTAATCAGTTTTTGACCAAATATCTACTTGAACATAATGAGCTGTTAGCACTTCGTTGTCATCCTCATATTCCTCTCCACCAGTAAAATACTCATGAAAAGTAATATAAGTATCTTTTCTTCCTGTATATCTTTGAAAGGATACTGGAATTTTAAGAAGCTTTAGTGTATCCATAATAAGTTTATTCAAGTGATTCTAGCCCCCTTTGAAGTTCCTCTTTTATAATTTCATTTACCTCTTTTTCATTTTCAAGAAGAGAATTTTCTGCCCAATGTTGAGCTGGTTGCTTACTTGTACCCCATTCACTAAACTTAGAATAAAAGAACTCTGAATTATCTCCTTTATTGGGTCCTATTTTAACAAAATCTACACCATCTTCATTTTCTATGTCTGATACATTAATATTGTCAGCCATATGCCTTTTATTTTCTTTAGACTTTGGAGCCTTTATTTCCATACTTCTCTTTACTAAATTTCCTGCTTTATCTAAAGTATTTTTTTTAATTTCTTCTCCCTTTTTTCCTAACTTGTTTACTTTATCAATAAGTTCATCCATACCTTCAAGCTCTATTTTAGCCACTACTATCAACCTCCATAGCCTTTATTTCTATAAACTTATTTTCATATTTGATATTATCTATAGACGTTATGTTGTACTGTTTACCTTTAAATAAAATCCTCATTGAAGCATCTATCTCATCTGTGTATCTTATAGTAAATTTTACAGTTTTCTCTGCTTGAACAGCTGCTGCTGCAAAATATTCTCTACCATAAAGGTTTGAAACGGATGCCCATACTGTTTTATAATCTTGCCATGTTTCTTCCTCAAAGCCATTGTCATTTGTTATAGTTTCTAAAACTTGCAGTTTTATTCTATGTCTTAATTCTTCTGACTTCATACTGATATCACCCTATTCATAGAAAGAAGAGCATTTCTAGCTTCTTCTAACTTGTTTTTTTCCTCTGGTCTGTAGTCATCATATAAAAGTTTCATTTGAAGAATCATTGCCCACTTTATTGCTTCAGGTACTTTATCTCCACTATCTCCATAACCTACAACTAATCTAATTCTTACAGCATTTACTGATTGAAGTTCAATTTTAGGCCAATGCTCTCCTCTATTTAAAACAACTCTATTTACAAAACCATCTAAATCAACAATATAGCTGCTTTCATCAAATAAATGCTCCTGTCTATCAGCATCATAATATTTTATACTTTCTACCTTTTGTACTGGAGAAATGCTATTAAAAACTATAGCATTACCATTAGGGAAAGTATCCAAAACAACCTCTAAGGTCTGAGTTGTATATTTTCTATTTTGAAAATCTTCACACCATTCCCTTGCCTGCTTCACAAGACTTGATATAAGTAAATCATCATCATTTCCATCTATTCTTAAATGGTGTTTTGCTTCTTCTAAAGTTATAGGTTCAACTGATGGTGGAGTTATTATTTTAATTGCCATGCTTTATCACCTCAAAAGAAAAGGAGCACTAAGGCCCCTTAAATTAATCAACAACTACTGATGATGGTATATCTCCAGCATATTTATCATCCAAAATAAACTCTGCGCATACAAAATTAGTAGCTTGTGTACTTGCTCCAATTCTTACATTAAGACAAGTAAATCCTTCGTTTACATCAAGACTAGCAGGATCTATGTGAAATACCACTTGTTTATTTTTTGCAGTGTTTGCTACTGTATAGCTTATTCCATCTGCTTTTCTTATAAGTGAATCTCCTAAAGATACATCTTCATTTGCCCATACTGGAACACTATTTGTTAAAGGTTTTGCATCTTTTCCTGAAGCATCCTTTGCTTGATGCAAAGAAATCACAGTTGCATGTCCTACTGCTTGAGTTAGGTTAACTACAACTGCTCCCCTTATTACATTTTTAAGACTTACATATGCTCCTGTTATTGCAGTATTTGTAGTTTTAGGTTCTACTACCTGAACCACTTTATATCTCTCTACTAAAGTCATAGTTAAAATTCCTCCTTCTTATTTTTGAGTAAAAGAAAAAGACCTGCTTTTGCAAATCTTTTTATTAAAAATAATATTTTTTCCAATGCATTAATTTAATTTTTTAGCCTTTTCATCAATTTTACACTTAATTACTTGCTGTATATTTTGAAAGCACTCTTTGCATAATTTGTAATCTTCATTTGCAATATTTTCACTTTCTTTGAATCTAATTTTTCCAGATAATATAGAATCTATGTACAATTCTACTTCAAATTTATTTGTTTTTAATATCCTTTCAATCACACTCCACTCATCAGGTGATGCTATCTCTTTTATCTTTTTAATTGAACTATCAATCATTTTAGCTTGATCGCTCAATTCATTATCATAATTTTTCCCTTTCGAAGGATTCTTTATATAATTTTTTTGAATAATCAAAATTGTTGTCATGTTTTCTAATATTTTCTTAGTTTCAATAAAGATTAAGTTGTTGTTAGCATAATCAGTTAAGCATTTACTTTTTATATAATATTTATTTGCTTTGAATGCATTATACATCGTATATAAAGTAAGAAGTATATTAATTACAAGAATAACATATTCTAACCACTTCATCTTAAATTCCTCTAGTTTCCTTGTAATACTTAAGTATTGCACACAATTCTTCATACTCTGACGCTAATTCCCACGCTTGTTCTTCATCCCAAGCAAACTCACCTATAACACCAATAAAATCATCATCTTTCTTTCCCCAGTAGCTTTCATCTTGTAAGAAATTTGCTAAAGTGGTTGAATCAAATATTTTTTCATCATCTACCGTTTGACATATAAAATCAAACCATTTTTCTTTATCTAATGGATGTGAACTACCTGTAGATTTATTTGCACTTAAGCAGAAATTTTTTAATTTTTCTAATGCATTTACAGTTATAATATTTTCAGGATGAAATATATCCTCACTTAACTCTGAAATATTTAATCCCGTTCCACTCTTTTTATAAGGCAATATAATATCATTATAGAATTTATTCAGAACATTATTATACTCTTCTACACTTAATTGATTTTTATTTATAGGCACAATATTACCGACTTTAAGCTCACCCTTTTGCAAACTATCTCCCAAATGAATTGAGACTTGTGCATTATCAACTTTATTACCTTTATAAACAAAAAACAAATAATCTTTATAGCTATTTGTTTTTTTTACCAACTCCCATTCACTTGTAGTATAATGACCAATATCATTCACAAATTGTTCCAATTGTTCAAGTGTTCCTTGAATAAATAACTCACTAAATATTTTCATTTTCAATCCCCCATCATAATCTCATTTACAAGGAGAATTATACCACAAACATTACCAATTTTACAGTTGTCTGTGGTATATTTTATCAATTTCTACCTATCCCCCAAAGTCACAAATGGACTTAATGGATTTGCACCTTTGTAAGGTGTTATTGGTTTACTCTTATAAGGCATTCCATTAAATTTATAGATGAATCTAAATACCTGTTCATCATATAAAAATCTTACATGAATAGAAACATCAGCAGATGGTGCTTTCTTATCAATTCCAATATACTGAGTTGGATCAGCTAGAATTATATCTCCCTTTTTACCAAGAGGTGAACACTGCTCTATTGGAATTATTGGTCTATTAAGTAATGTGCTGTACTGAGATGTTGCAGCTCCACCAGAAGGCATAAATACAGGTGCTCCTCCAGTTCCAATATTAAGGGCCATAGTGTAAAGCTGTGGTTCTATTTCTTGATTTATATACCATACTGCATTAGCTCTAAGTCTTGCAGGCATTGAACTCCACATTTTTAGAATGTTTTCATACTTAATGGTTCCTGCCCCTTGGTCTTTTTCTTTTGGTACAGTAACTAAAGCATCAGAATTAAGTATTCCCATAGGCATTCCAACACCACTACCATTAATTATTGCATCATCAATCTTAAAGCTCATTTCATCTGCATAAGCTTGCCTTACTATAGCTTCAAGAGCTGTAGTGTCCTGAAGAAGGTCATCTGTAACATAGCAAAGTGCTAAAAGCTTTTGAAGAGACATTTCTACCTCTTTAAACTTTGGTTTGCTTTGAGCTGCTGTTTCAGCTTCAGCTACCCAGTAAGCCTGAACTCCACCCCATCTGCTTCCGTTGGCTCTGCTGTTTTCATCAATTCCAAGTGCTCTAAGTCTATTTGTATTAGCACCTATTGGAATCATTCTAATTCTGTTTGCCACTTGGCTTTGAGTCATCATGGATTCAAATAAATCATTGATAAAATCATTTTCTAGAAGGAAACCACCTTCTGAAGCTACACTTTCATTTAAGCCTGTAGCAGAATTTTGATATGAAAGCCTGTTGTCCATTCTTCCACCTGGGCTTGATGCTTTAGCAACAGCACCTAAAAACTCACCCATTCCCTTCCACTTCTTTTCATCATGGTTTCTAGGTTGAGCATATATAGGTTCATTCACTGGAGTTTGTGCTTGCTTTTGTCTTTCTGCATCCATTGCATCAATTTCCTTTTGCGCTTCAATTTTGGCTTTATGAGCCTTTATCTCCGCAAGCTTTGCATTTATCTCTTCAGCTGTAGCATCTTCTTTATTTATAAGATTTTTAGATCCTATTTCTAAATTTGATAACTGAGCTAATAGTTCTTTCATTTTCTCTGACATATATGTTACCTACCTTTCATTTTTAAAATAATAAATGCCTTAAAGTTCACACGCTAAGGCAAGTTTGGATTTTAATAATTTTATTTCTTCTTCATCTTTATAGGTTTCTTTAAACCTTTGATTATACTGCTTTATAAAATCTCTAGTTCTGTTATTTACACTGTTTTGAATTGCAAATCTACTGAACATAAACGAGTTTTCTACTGGCTCTTCTTCTTTATTTTCTACATAAAGCATTCCATCAACAAAGCCTTCAGTTACAGCTTTCTTAGCACTCATCCATGTTTCTTCATCCATCATCTGAGATATTTTTGCTCTAGATTTTTTAGACTTTAGTTGATAAGCATTTATTATGGTATCTTTAACCTCATCAAGTACATCAGCTCCATGCCTTAAATCCTTAGCTTCACCTTGAAAGTTTCCCCAAGGGTTGTGAATCATCAAAATTGAAGTTGGAGACATTAGAATTTCATCTCCAGCCATAGCAATTACACTTGCTGCTGAAATTGCTACACCGTCTATTTTTACTTTGACCTTCCCCTTGTGTTCCTTTAATGCTGTATAAATTCTTGAAGCAGCATAAACATCTCCACCATAGGAATTAATCCAAACATTTATGTCTTTTCCTTTATGCTGTTCAAGTTCAGCCATAAATCCCTTTGGTGTCACATTCTCAATCCCAAATATCATAGACCAAAAATCATCATCCATGGCAATGTCACCATCAATTCTAAGCTCTATCTCATCCTCATTTTCTTCACTATCTTTAAAGTTCCAAAATGGCATTTTTTCACTTCCCTTCACTTATTAAATTAAATACTTCTTCCCTTAATGCTTTAAGTTGTTCCTCTTGCTTTCCTGCCTCACCCATATTGAGAGGTTCTAGGTAAATATCTCCATTAGGTATTGGATTCATATTTTCAAGTCTTCTAATATCATTAACAGATAGCCACCCCCACTGTCTCCCTTGTGCATAGGCTTCATATCTAGATTTAATATCTCCTCTTAAAAGTCCACTAATATTAAACTCAAAGTATCTGTTTTTTCTTCTTGATTCCTTTGACAGCAGCTGTAAATTAAAGTTTTCTTCCCACCTTTTAAACCAAGGAAGCATAGTATAAACAATAAACTCTAAACCTTGGTGTTCAATGTTGTTATTAGTGGATCTTGATAAATCCTGTACTAAATGTAGTGGAACTCTAAACACCCTGCATACATCCTCAATTCTGAACCTTTTTGATTCTAAAAACTGTGCATCTGTAAGCTTCATGGTGACTTCTTTAAACTGTCCTCCACCTTCAAGAATCATTGGAACTCCTGCATTAGAAAGACCTGTGTAGTTTTTCTTAATATCTTTTTTAAGTCTTTGAAAAGCCTCATCTCCAAGCTCATTAGGATACTGAAATATTCCACTGGTTGAGGCTCTATTGTGATAAAAGTTTCTTTCAAATTTATCCTGAGATAATCCAATATCAATAGTTAAAGCCGCATAACTAAGAGGAGTTATTCCTATGTACCCATCTAAAGTAAGCCCCGGAATATGAAGTATTTCATCTCTTGTTTTAGGTTCTGTCTTGCCATCTATAAAATAAAGGAGTCTTCCTGTAGCTTTATCTATATCAATTCTTACTCTATCCCATGATATAGGCCTAAGCTCTAAAAGCTCTCCATGCATATTAAAAACCTTTTGTGCTATAAAATTTCCACCAAGGTTGATATTTGTCATTCCAAACTCTTTAAATTGAACTGGAGTCATTTCTGCATTAGGTGCATAATGAAGCAATCCATATTCAGCAGCATCGGTAACTTGATGCCTATTTCCTTTATCATCTTTTTCATAAAGAAGTAAAGGACAGCTTGCTAAAGTTTCAGATAAAATTCTGTTACAAGCAAATACCGCTGAAAAGCTCATAGCTGTATTTGTATCAATTCTTAAATTGTTATCTGTAGGAATTTCTTCTCCACTTAAAAAGTCCTCAGAATATTTCTGAAGAACTTCAAACAATGCATTTTGTGGAGTCATAAATAATTTCACTCTATCTCTAAATTTCAAAGCATCACCCCCTAATCCAGTAGACTTCTCATTCCACGTTTTTCATAGATATTTTCTTTCATTTCTTTTCTTACTGCTCTATCTAAAGCCATAATAAGTGCTACCACACCATCTATTTTTTCAGTGGATTTTTCTTTATCAGGCTTTATGTTTCCAGCAGGGTCAGTTCTAACATAAACGTTATCCATCATCCAAGATAAAACTGGATGTCCTCCATGAGCTATTTTCTTTTCTAAGGTTACCTTCATAAGCTCTTTAGTTGGTGGACTCATGTCTTTATAACCTTGCCCAAAAGGAACTACTGTAAAGCCTAATCCCTCAAGGTTTTGAACCATCTGCACGGCCCCCCACCTGTCAAAAGCTATCTGTTTTATGTTATATTTTTTCCCTAAATCCTCTATAAAGCTTTCAATAAAGCCATAGTGAATAACATTCCCCTCTGTAGTTTTAAGAAACCCTTGTTTTTCCCAAACATCATAAGGCACATGATCACGTCTAACTCTAAGCTTTAAGTTTTCTTCTGGTATCCAAAAGAATGGAATGACATAATATTTATCATCATCAGCTGTTGGTGGAAATATCAACACAAAAGCTGTTATATCATTTGTACTTGAAAGGTCTAGTCCTCCATAGCACTCTCTACCTTTCAGTTTATCTATGTCAACAGCAAAAGAGCATTTCTCCCATATATCCATAGGCATCCAACGTACTGATTGTTTTACCCATTGATTTAATCTAAGCTGACGGAAGATATTTTCTTCTGCTGGATTTTCCTTTGCACTATTAAAAGCATCCCTAACTTTTTCAATTGGTATGGTATGTCCGAGTGAAGGATTAGCTTTGTACCAATTCTCCTCTAAGCCCCAATCATCCTCATCTTTTATTCCATATATAACAGGATAAAAAGTTGGATCAATTTTTTTACCTCTTAGAATATCATCAGCTTTTTGATGCACTTCATAACAAATAGAATTTCTATCTGTTCCTGCTGTAGTAATTAAAAAGAACAATGGTTGAGTTCTAGCATCACCACTGCCCTTGGTCATAACATCATAAAGTTCTCTGTTTGGCTGCGCATGAAGTTCATCAAATATAACTCCATGTACATTAAGTCCATGCTTTGAAAATGCCTCTGAAGATAAAACTTGATAAAAACTTCCAAGAGGCGTATATACAAGTCTCTTTTGAGATATTATTGGCTTTATTCTTTTCTTAAGTGCTGGACACTGGTCCACCATATCAACAGCTACATCAAAAACAATTGAAGCCTGCTGTCTATCTGCTGCACATCCATAAACCTCAGCTCCCCACTCACTATCTGCACAAGTAAGATAAAGTGCTATAGCTGCTGCAATTTCAGACTTTCCATTCTTCTTGGGTATTTCAACATAGGCAGTATTGTACTGCCTATAACCATTATCTTTTACAGTTCCAAAAACATCTCTAATAATTTTATCTTGCCAAGGTAGAAGATCAAAAGGAACTCCATGCCACACACCTTTTGTATGCTTAAGATTATTTATAAATTTTACTGCTCTTTGAGCTTTCACTACATCAAACATCACTTCACCACCCTAAGGATTTCCTCCATTGGATCATCAGAACTTCCCTCTGCTGTTGATACAGATATTCTTGACCTTGCAGCAGGAGTAAGTCCAAACTCTGAGCAAAAGTCCTTCATTATTTTAAGATAGGTCTGAGCAATGGATACCTGAGGAACCTGCTGAATATATCCCGATGGTGTTTTAAAAATAGTACCATGTTTCGTTAAAAATTCTTCTGCTTCTTTCCATCTTGCATAAGCTTGGCAATAACCAGCAAAAGCTGTGGCGTCTACTTGAGTTAAGACACCTATAGCTTCTAAGGTTTTACTCATTCTTCTCCATTCCTTTTTAGCTTCAGGTTCTAGCCATTTTGGACATTTTGGAGCCTTTTTCTCAGGCTTAGGTTCATTTTGATTAAGTGGTCTTTTTCCTGGATTTCCTTCAAGAATTTTAATTGCTGTAGGCTTTGGTTTTCTTCCTCTTTGGGCCATAGGTATCACCTCCTTACCTAAAAAAGACTGATATTAATCAGCCCTAATCTCTCTTTCAAATTCGTCTGTCAATTCTTCATCTAATTCCCAAAATCTTATAATTTCTTCATATATATCCTTAATCATTTTAATATCTTCTTTAGCATTTTCTCCAAGTACACATTGTTTTTCTTTTGCTGTAAAAAGAAGGCCTTTTAAAGTTGTTTCTAATAACTTTCTATTCATCTTTAGCACCCTCTTTACCCTTTCTAAAGGCGCTGTTGCCGCCTAGGTTTTTAAGTAATTCTTTTCTTGCCTGTTTGTACCTATCTCCTATAAACCCAAGCCTTAAAAGCCAAGTTCTAAAAGTGTACTTTTCATTATCTGTTTGTTTTTCCCTTGGAGAAGAATGTTTAAATTTCTTTGCACTTTCATTAAGTGCCTCTGCAAATAATATAGCTGTTTCGGTATTTATAAAACTAAATCGTAAAGTTCCTTTTTCAAAATCAAAACTAATATCTGGGCATTTTTCTAATCCAATTTCTAAAGCTGCTGTTTTAAAATCTTCTATGGTATCAATTCTTACACCATTTATACCTTCAACAAATTCAGTTGTAACAATATCTTCTTCAAGTTCTAATGCTTTTTTTATAAGACTTTGTTTGCTGCTTATAATATTAATTAAATTCCTCAAGGTAACTCCTGTATGTTCATTCATTGAAAAAGTTACTTTTGATTCTTCTTTTGACATTTCCACTTGTGGTTCTACTTCTTCATCACCATTCAACACTTTTTCAAGCTTTAATTCTTCACCTTGTGAATTTTTGATTTTGCCTTCTTTATCAATTGTTATAGTACATTTTGGTGTTTCAATTTCATATACAAAACTTGGCACTCCCATGTACTGTGGTTTCACTCCAAAATGCTCACCTAATATTTTTGCAGTTTCTTTTCTATCCAAATTAATTACCTCCTGTGCTTTTTTGTTATTACATATATCACTCTAAAGCACAGATATAGCAAGTTATTTATGAAGGTTTATTTCCTTTGAATGAAGGCTAATATGAGTACAAAGGTGGTGATATCAATGAAAAAATCCAGTTTTATAAGAATAGATACTCTTATAACTATTTCAGCAATTATAATCTTTACATTATCAGCAATTAAATTTATTAACTAAAAAAAAGCCCTTGCAGGCTTTTTATTTTTCCAGTGCTGTATATCTTGGGTATGTATATCCTTCTGAATCTACTAAAATGCTTTTATTTGTTTTTGCATTTTTAACTCTTATGCATCTTAATTCTCCTTTTGAATTGCATCCCCCATCTTCTTTTGTTATCCAAGGTTGATCCTTGCAAAAGTCCTTTGCAAATTCTTTAAATCCCTCATCGTTTAATTTAACTTCTTTTGTCACTTCGTAAGGTTCTCCTTTCATTCCATCCTTTTTGGCTTCTTTTGTAAGTTCCTTAAGTTCCTTTAAGTTTAAAATCTTTCTTCCAAATAATGCTCTCATTTTGTTTTCCTCCATGTGTTTTTTTGTTATACTATATATCACTCTAAAACACACATATATCAAGGGTTTTATTGAATTTTTATTACATTCTTAAATAGCAATTTTCACCTTTGATAAATATATACTACACTTTTTATAAACATAATTCTTGATTTGTTGAGAAGCTTCTGGTACATCATTTAGTACTGCAAACTTTCCAAATAATAATTTTGCTCCAACATCTCTTGCTTGGATTGCTTCAATAATTGTTTTATAGTATCCAAGATGTATATCCTTGCCATAAAATTTTATTCTTGCAACATATTTACTACGAGGTTTATAAAACCTTACACCAGTAAATCCTGATGTATTATTACTTTGCAAAGCTTGATTACATTGATTTTGTTGATGAGTACATATTCTTAAATTTCTTCTACAGTTATTCATTCTATCTCTATCAATATGATCTACTTCAACACCCTTTTCTGCACTCATTATATATCGATGTAAATATGTTCCTTTATAATTTATACATGATTTATTAGATTTTCCTTGTCCTGTTGAATACCATCTATATGCTATAACCTTTTGAAAATCTTCAGTATCAAATTTGAATTCATCCCCGTTTGATAAAGTTCCAATAGCTGTTTTCCCATCATTCAGAAATCTATATTGGTTATAAAAATAATTTTCTGCTCTATTTTCATCATTCATATAATCACCTCCTCTTTATGCTATGCCATTTTTAATTTAAACATAAGAAAAGAACATATACCCAACACATAATTAGATAATGCTCTTATTCTAGGAAAAGCCTATTTTGCTGTCACTTCATTATATTTTATTTTTTCACCATCTCTTATTAGGAAAACTTCATCATCACCGGCAGTTTCTATATATCTTTTAACAATAACATCGCAGTATTTTTCATCAAGTTCTACTGCATAACATATTCTATCTATTTGCTCACAAGCAATTAAGGTAGAGCCACTTCCACCAAAAGGTTCAAGCACAATACAATTTGTCATGCTACTGTTTTGTATCGGATATGCAATAAGTGGTACTGGTTTTGTGGTAGGATGTAGTGGACTTTTTGTTGGTCTATCAAAATTCCAAATACTCGTTTGCTTGCGATCTCCATACCACTTATGTTTCCCATCTTTTTTCCAGCCAAATAATATAGGTTCATGTTGCCATTGGTATGGACTTCTTCCTAGGACTAAACTCTGTTTAACCCAAATACATACACCCGAAAGATAAAAACCTGCTTCTTTAAAAGCTTTTCTAAAATTGTAACCCTCTGTATCAGCATGAAATACATATATCGAAGCATCTTTAGCCATTACATTTGCTATTTCTTTAAATGCTGATAATAAAAATTTATAAAAATCTTTATCACTTAAGTTGTCATTTTTTATACTCCCCGCTTTAGAGGAATAATTTACAGAATACGGTGGGTCTGTAACTACTAAATTAGCTTTTTTCCCTTTCATTAACTTTTCATAAGTTTCCGCTTTTGTACTATCCCCACAAAGTAATCTATGTTTTCCAAGAATCCAAATATCTCCTTGTTTTGAAACTGGCTCTTTAATATCTTCCAAAGCTTTATCCGCATCAAAATCATCATCCTGCACATCTTTATCGTGAACCTTTGAAAATAAATCCTCTATTTCTGCAGCATCAAACCCAGTTAATGAAACATCAAACATTGATTTATCTAAATCATCCAAAAGCTCTGTTAACTTTGGAATATCCCAATCACCACTAACTTTATTTAAAGCAACATTTAAAGCCTTTTCCTCAGATTCATCCATATCTACTACAACACACTTTATTTCTGTTGTTCCTTGCTCCTTTAAAATTTTTAATCTTTGGTGTCCTCCTATGATATTTCCTGTTCTTTTATTCCAAATCACAGGTTCTACATATCCAAAAGTATTAATTGATTTCTTTAATTTTTCATATTCAGCATCACCTGGTTTTAAATCTTTGCGTGGATTATATTTTGCTGGGTTTAATTTATTAACATCAATTTTTTGTATATCCAACATTTTCACCATCCTTTATAAAATCAATAAAAATACACCCTAAAGAGCTTATGCTTCTAAACAGCTTTTTTAAGGTGTAACACTTCCTAAACCTTTGTAAATTCAAGGTTCTTTGTATTCAAAATTGGTCTTATACCCCCCTATGGAATATTGCGATTTTTAGTACGAAGGTAGCCACCCGTTCTTATGCCTCAGGATCCAGAGGAATATGATCCCCCCTCCCCATAACATTTTTAGTAAGTGTAGACTTTATTTTTATTACCAAACCTTCCATCTTCTTTAGCAGTTTTTCTATCATGACATGACTTACATAAAGCTTGCCAGTTGCTCTCATCCCAGAACAATCCTTCATCACCTTTATGAGGAACAACATGATCAACAACAGTTGCGGATTTAATAACTCCATGCTCTTTACAAGCTTCACAAAGTGGATGCTCCTTTAAAAATTGTTTCCTAAGTTTTCTCCACCTGCTGTTGTATAGTTTCTTAAAAGGTCTGTTGTTTTTATTATAATTACCCTCAATTTCCTTTTCATGTTTACTACAATACCTCTTCTCTGTAAGTTCTGGACATCCTGGATACCTACAAGGTTTAAGTGGTTTTCTTGGCATTAACTTTCACCTCTTTTTTTACCTAAGCACTGCCTGTGTTATTTTAATTAGCTGCTCTTTGTCTAGTGCTTCTAAATATTTTTGCCTTTCTTTATAAGAACATTCCTCAAGGAGTTTTCTATTTTTACCTTGCATTATAAAAACACCTGTCAGTTTTAGATTATCTTCCCTTGATTCTAAATAATGTCGTCTCCAAATGTTGTAATAATTAATTGCATTACTCTTTTCTATTCCTTTCGTCATAAGTTTTTTAACAGCAGTAGCTCTATCACACATTTCAAAGCCATCACAAAGTTTATATATTTTTTCTAGCTTTATCATTTTCTTTAACCCTCTTGCCTTTTCTTATACATCTCAGAAACATACAAAATATATGATTTTTATCTATTTTATCACTCCAAACACATCCTGTACATTTATTCATAACTCCTCCAACAATAACAAAAGGCCCAGAACATAAGTCTGAAGCCTTAATTTTTTGTATTAAAAAAGCCTCAAGAGTTTTATCTCTCAAGGCTGTTCTTGTCTTTTTATATCTTTCTACAGTTTACATTATAGCATGGTTTTTACGGTACTTTCAATGGACAGCTACAGTGTTTTTTCTTACCGTTGCCTGACCCATTTTATAATTTATTTATACTACTGTCTTAAAATATTTATTAAATCATAAAAATAATATTTTTTATTTCTACTCTTACCATCTGAATAAATAATTTGCTTTTCTTCTAATCTATTTAAATACACTCCTAGCGTACTGCTTGGAATATCAACCATTTCTAATATTCTTTTCTTATTAAATATAGGTCGTTTAAACATTATATTAACTATATCTATCAATTTATTTGAGTTTATTATTTTTCTGCTCTCATCTATAGTTATATTATATAACTCATCTATCTTCTCAATTAATTTTATGTTTTGATTTGCTTGATTTATAATGGCAGTTATAAAAAACTTTATCCATGTATTCCATCTTTGTGATGCTACCATTTTTGATTTTTCATCCTCATTAGAAGTTTCAATTCTCGTATCATTTAACAACTTATAATACTTAAATTTATCTTTTTCTAAGCTCTCACTTATAAAGAAATTTGGAGAATCAATAAAACCCTTATCAAATAAATATAATGGTATAAGTATTCTTCCTATTCTTCCATTGCCATCTAAAAATGGATGTATAGTTTCAAATTGAGCATGGATAATTGCTATTCGTATTAAATCATGTAAATCATCCTTAGGCTCATTTATATATTTTTCTAAGTTACTCATATATTCAGAAACAAGCTGTGGCTCTGGTGGTATATATGAAGCTGTTTGAATTGTACATCCTTCTGTTCCTGTAAAATTTTGAATCGTTCTAAATTCACCTGGATTTCTATTTTTGCCTCTTACGTCACCAGATAATAATATTTTATGCATTCCCTTAATTAGTCTTGTTGATATAGGTATTTTTCGTATTAAATCTTCTCCAGTTCTTAATGCCTCAGAATAATTTAATACTTCTTGAATATCATTTGTTTTTTTATTTTCATCAGCCCCATATTCAAGCATATCATCTAAAGTAACTTGTGTTCCTTCTATTTTAGTTGATTGTATGGCTTCCTGTAATGTTATAGGTGTTAATAATAACTCTGGGTCTATTTTAGATTTATTTAATAATACCTGGTATACTCCAATTAATTTGTTAGCTTCTAATAATTCTTTAATAAATTCATTAATATTAACTAAATCATCTATGGGTAATTTAAAAGGTTCATATGCTTTTACCATATTCTCTCCTCCAATATAAATTCTTTGATTTTTGTTACATACTATATATAGTATAACACTTACAACAAAAAATAAACCTTTTTTGTTGTAAGATTTTAATTTTATCTTTTAAAAACAATATTTCAAAAGACCAGCGATTAACTCACCAGTCTTCCCAAATCAAACATTGATGTTATTTCATCAATACCTTTGTTTTTATATTTATTTAAGGTTTTTTCACTAATAGAGCATCTAGTGCAAGCTTCATTCCATGAGCATTTTTCTATAAATATTTGTTTTACAACAGCTCTAATTTGAGGTTCTAATCTATCTATACAATAATTGAGTCTTGTAACTTCAAACTCTGTAGCTTTTATCATTTTATAAATCTCTTCTCTGCTTTCTTTATTCATTCTCTTTGCAACCTCGTTGTAAATTAAAGCTATTTTGCAGGTTTTATCTGAAATATTACTTGTTGTAACTCTTTCATCATTTGATGAAGAAAAGCTAAGAGATTCTATAACTTCATCTGATGCTATATCCTTAAAAGCTTCATACTCAAACTTTAACTGGTCTATATCTTTTAGTATTTCATTATAGTTTTTCAAAAGATACTCCACGTATTCTCTGGTTTCCACTTTACCATCCCCTAATCATTAATTTTATTAAGTCTTGCCTTCACTGCCTTCAAAAGTGCATCTTGTCCTACTTCTTTATTTTGTAGTGCTTTCATTACATCCTCATCCATAGTTCCTTTTGCTACTAAGTGATGCACTATAACATTTTCCTTTTGTCCTTGTCTATATAACCTTGCATTTGCTTGCTGATATAATTCCAAGCTCCATGTAAGTCCAAACCAAACTATTATGTTTCCTCCACCTTGAAGATTAAGTCCATGTCCTGCTGATGCTGGATGAACTAGCATTATAAGAATTTCCCCTTTATTCCAAGCTTTAATGTCCGTTGATGTTTTTAATTCTTTTGCTTTAAAATGATTTTTAAGTCTATCTCTATCATGTTTATATGAATAAAATATAAGTACTGGCTTTCCATTTGCAGCTTCAATAACATCCTCTAGAACTTTTATTTTTTCATCATGAATTTCTTGAATATCTCCATTCTCATCATAGACAGCTCCATTTGCCATTTGAAGTAATTTGTTTGTAAGAACGGCAGCATTATTTGCAACTATATCTGAATCTTTAAGTGATAGAAGTAAATCTTTTTCTAGTTGCTTGTACTTATCCATTGCAAATTTTGATAAATTAATTTTTATTATATTATCTATTCTCTCTGGTAACTTTAAATAATCTTCTACTTTCATGCTTACACATATGTCTTTTAGTTTTTCATAAATATGTTCTTTCGCTCCTTCTTTAGGTTTGTAACTAAATATCACACTTTGATTTCTTTTATCAGGATTAAAATACTTTTCCCTATATCCTGTTATTGTTTTTCCAAGTCTTGCTCCTCCATCTAAAAGATATATTTCAGACCACAAATCCATAAGTCCATTTGGGGCTGGAGTTCCTGTAAGTCCTACTATTCTTTTAGGTTTTACTTTTCTTAACGCCTTAAATCTTTGAGATTTTGGAGATTTAAAACTTGAAAGCTCATCTATGACTACCATATCAAAGGGCCAGTCCTTGCCATAATATTTTACAAGCCACACCACATTTTCTCTGTTTATAACATAAATATCTGCAGTAGTATTTAATGCTGCTATGCGTTCTCTTTCTGATCCCAAAATCTTTGATATTTTTAAGTATTTTAGATGATCCCATTTTTCAGTTTCACTACTCCAAGTATCTTCAGCTACTCTAAGGGGAGCTATAACTAAAACTTTTATAATATCAAAATAATCATGCATAAGTTCTTGAATTGCTGTAAGTGTTACTACTGTTTTTCCAAGTCCCATATCCATCAAAAGTCCTACTTTTTCTTTACCTAAAATCCACTGTGTAGCATATTCTTGATAACTATGAGGTCTATATTTCACACCATCACCTTCTTTATAAATTCCTGGACTTTCTCAAAACTATCTATGCAATAAACTTTAAAACCTAAAGTTTCAAGTTGATTTTTTCTCTTAATTTGAAGTGGTCTCATTTTCTTTCCTGGTGCTTTAAGTTCTACAAAAACTACTTTCCCATTTTTCATTAAAACAATCCTGTCTGGCACACCTGCCATTCCTGGAGATACAAACTTTAGTGCTATGCCTCCATGTTTTTTAACTTCAAGTTTTAACTTGTTTTCAATTTTACTTTCTAACATTTCATACCTTCTTTCAAAGGTATCCATAGTATCCTTAAAAGCTTGCTTTCCTTACGCGGGTGGTATATAGCGTTATAGGTATATAGGTATTTCTATATTTTATATACCTCTATATAATAATAAGGATATATAGGATACTAATAGGACTAAGCCCTTATGCTTACTAACTTTCAGTGGTATCCTTAACCGTATCTATGATATGCTTTTATGGATATCAAGGATACGTTGATTTCTATAAATCTAATAATTATAGAAAATTAACATTTTAAAGGATACATGGATACCCTATCAAAAATTCTATTAATGGATACTTAAGGATACCTTATTTTCTTTAAGGATACGGTTAAATTTTTCTTATAAATGCTCTTTGAAGTCCATAGTTTTTACCGAATTTTAATTTTCCTGTTCCCTTAGAATAGGGTTGCCACCCTTCAATTTTTCTTAAAATATCATTAATTTCTCTTGCTTGGATTGGCGTCATTTGTTTTGGATCTGCCTGAAATAGCTCTACCCAAATTTCCATTGCACACACTTTATCTCTTTGAACAGTACCTTCTTTGATTTCTCCAAAATCACTATCATGGATAAACATCCTTCGTGATCCAATATCAAGATCGATCCAATTTTCAGGTAATAATCTATCAAGGTATTCTCTAATTAATCCTTCTTTTGAACTTCCTTCTGTATGTTGTTCTTGTACCTTAACAGCTTCTTTTTCTAAATCTTGTGTAAGGAATAAAGTTTCTCCATCCTTCCAAAGTTTTAAAGCTTCCGCCCATACTTGATCTATTTCATCTTGATTCATATTTTGCCATAAGTTTTTACTTGCTTCATTTACTCCTACAACTACAGGCCAATAACGTCTATTTCCTGTCTTATCCCTTAAAAAATCATTATCATTAGTAGTTCCAAAGAACACACATTGCCTTGGAAATTTTGTTACTCTCTTACCATAAGCTACTCTATAGATATCTTCTCTTTTGGATATAAAATGTTTTACAGCTTCTGCTTCTGCTTTTTTAGTAGCTGACAACTCTGCCATTTCAATAAGCCACGCATCCTGCAATTGTTCATAGGCTTCTTTTCCTTGAACAGTATTTAAAGAATCTGAATACCAATTTTGACCGAGTAGACTTATAATATGACTTTTTCCTATGCCTTGCCTTCCAACTAAAACAAGCATATAATCGAACTTTATTCCTGGTATAAATATACGAGCAACAGCCGCAACTATAGCTTTTCTTGTTACTGTTCTTGTATAAAGGTTATCTTCTGCACCAAGGTAATCAATAAATAATGTATCAACTCTTGGAGCTCCATCCCAAGTAATATCCTCAAGGTATTCTCTTATTGGATGATATTTATTTTTTTCTTCTACAATTAATAATGCATCATTAATTTTTGTAGGTGATGTTATTCCATATATCTTTTCAATATAATATCTTAATGCAGCATCGTCACTATCCTTCCAAGGCTCACCTTCTGATATGTTTTTTATCTTATGCCATGGTAAATCTTTTCTTATAATTGTTCTATGTGAAAACTCATTTAGAGCTATTTTTTCTTTTAAATATGGATCATTTTCAAGTATTAAAATGATATTACCTATTGTTGGTCTATAAAAACCTCTTTTATCAACTTCCAAAAGTTTTAACCATTCAGTATCTATTTCTTTTAAATCTTCTATATCTATAAAATCATCTTTTGCATTATTTAATCTTTCTTCACCAAGAGTGATTTTTACATTTTCATCTTTTCTACTAAAATCCATCATAGCTTGATAAGATGGTAGCTTTACAACTGGTGTACCGTATGCTGCTTCATCATCTAAATCTCCAAACTTATGAAGTCTTACTAAATCAAAAGCATTACAAAGCTTTCCACACACTGGATCTGTTCCATGATGTGAATATGCAAAATCACCATTTTGATATATAACAAGACCACCTGCTGTTGAGCCTTTAGTATAGGTATATCTATTTTCTTCAACACACGGTACATAGATATCACTTAAAAACTTTTCTATAACATCCATTACAGAATAAGTTCTACAAAAGGCTCCTACTACTCCACTTTTTTCTCTTGGATTTCCTTGTTTATCTGCTAGTTTTTCTCTCTTTTTTATGCTTCTTGAAGATTCTGGCCAAAAGGAAGTATCCTGCCAATTATCATATCTACTTAAAATCTCATCTGGGTTTAACCAAAATCCATCTATATATTTAAAAATAAATTCTCCATTTTGTGATGTTGATGGCCAGTACATAAGCCTTGATGGTTCATAAGTTGTATCATCAAAATAATCCATTCCTATATCATCAGCAACTTTTCTGGCTACTGCTCCATATTCTTCAGGAGTTATAGCTCTACTTAATGGAATAACTAATCTAAACCTTGGTTTATTTTTATTATGCTTATGAGTTGTATACATACAACATCCAAAATCAAATAACATTTCTATAGTATCCCATAAACCCTCTTGTCCATAATCTACATCTAAAGTAAGAAGACATCTATTTAATACTGAATCACTTTTTCTTCTACCATTTTTTAAAGTTCCACCAACAAAACCACCAACATCTTTGATATTATCCTGTTCACTTTTTGATAGCTTTTTGTATTCTTCATAGGTTTCTGATGTTCTTGTAGTTTTACTTACTCTATCTAAAAACTCTGACCACTTCAGCTCTTTATTTTTCCACTTTAACTCCTTACGGTTTCTCCCTACTGCAATAGTAATAGTTCCATCATTTTTCAATAGCATTCACCCCCTAAAACTAGTCCTTCTTATAATAATCTGCTTCAAATCCATCTGCTTTTAATGGAAGTCCTGGAGCCCAATCAATAGGTTCTCCCATAATTTTATTTACTTCATCTAGTGAACCAACTCCATTAGGTACATCTAAAATAACCTCATCATGTACGTGAAATACTATTTTATATCCTGCTTTATCTAACCTAATCATTGCTTCTGCTAAACAATCTCTTGCTATTGCTTGAACTATATTTTCTGTAAGTTTTCCTCCATAAGTGCTAAGTCTACCCCACCTTTTAGTTCCTTGCTCTATTCCTTCATAAGTAAGTTTTGGTTTATTAAATCTAACATCAGCCTCAATTCTAGGTCTTACATAAGCTAGCCTTCTCCCTGATGGGAGTTTAATAAATAGCACTCCTCCTATAGACGAAAACTCTAATCCATACTGCATTTTTACTATTTTATTTTCATCAACTGCTTTAATTGCTGCATCCTCAACTTTTCTCCAAAACCTTACAATACTCGGATTAGATTCTCTCCAAGCTGAAACAATCTCTAATAGTTCTTCTTCCGCAAGTCCCATCTTTATAGCTCCCATAGCTTTAAGTGCACCACTACTTCCTTGATAGCCACAAGCTAGGGTTGCTACTTTTCCTTTTTGCCTTAAAGCATATTCAGAATTTCCTTTTACTATCTTTTCTATTGGAACTCCAAACATTTTACTTGCTGTCATTTCATAGATTTTTCCATGACTTTTGAAAGTATCTATAACCCACTTTTCACCTGCAATCCATGCTATAACTCTAGCCTCTATTGCACTAAAATCCGATACTATAAATCTTGAATTCTTAGATGGAATAAAAGCTGTTCTTATAAGCTGGGACAACACATCTGGTACACTATCAAAGAGCATTTCTATCATTTCAAAATCCCCAGCCTTAAGAAGTTCTCTCGCATACTTTAAATTATCCATACTATTTCTAGGTAAATTTTGAGTTTGAACCAATTTTCCTGACCATCTTCCAGTTCTATTTGCACCGTAAAACTTCATAAGCCCTCGTATTCTTTCATCACTACACATTGATCTTTCCATAGCTTCATACTTTTTAACAGAAGTTTTAGATAAATCTTGTCTAAGCTGCAATACTCTTTTAACAGTATCATCCTCTATTTCTTCTAATAATTCTTTTACCTTTTCTTTTGATAAACTTTTTACCTTTATATTTTTAGATTCAAGCCATGCTTTTAACTGAGATGGACTGTTGGGATTTTCAAGAGCTGTTAAAACTATAGCTTCTTTTATCTTTCTATCTTGATATTCTTTATCACATTTAATAGCATTAAGGGCTAATAATTTATCTATCTTAACTCCACTATCATTTATTTTTTGATCCAGAGCCCAAAGATGCCACTCTTTTTTTGTTACTGGATATCTTTCTAATTTTTTTCTTATTGCTCTTTCAACTTCTACATCTTGTTTACAATAAGTTTTAAATACATTCCATTTTTCCATATCATCTTCTGGTAAATTACGAGTTCTGCCACCGTTAACTTTAGTAGATTTACATGGTATAGAAAAGTATCTTATTAGAGCTTTCCCTTCATTCATTTTCTGCTGCTCTAAATTCATACAAGCAGCAACTTTTTCAAGACTTGTTGGAAGTCCCAATTGTAGTGAATGAACAGCACTACATCTCCACTGCTCCGGTGACATAGGTTTATTTAGATATTTTGCAAGACATGTTCTTTCAAAATTAGCATTAAAAGCTGTTTTTATAATTTTAGAATTAGTTAAATCATCTGTTATACTTTTAGGCAATTTTTCACCACAAGCTAAATCTATAATTTTAATAGGATCATCATCATAAGCATAAGCAAACAGTAATATTTCAAAATCATCTGCTTCTGTATAAGCATAGACTCCACATTTTGTAATATCCACACTAGAATATGTTTCTATATCAATAGCTAACAAAGCATCATCTCCTAAAAATTAGGGGAGATTTCTCTCCCCTAAAATTAATCTAAAAAGTCATCTTCTACTGCATCAAAGTCATCTTCTGCTCTACTATGTCCTCCTAGTGGTTCCCCATCTTCTATCTTTTGAAGGTTTTGAAGTCCACACGCAATTCCCTTGTTTCCATTAGCGTTATATGCATAGAACACTATACTAGCTCTTCCATAACATCCGCTATAAAATTCACTTTGGTCTAGTATTGGTTGAACATCCTTGTCCACAATTCCTGGCTTTGTATTGCTGTTAGCATTTATAAAATAACCATCAGCATAAGCTTCATCTTCTGGTCTATCTATATCACCATCACGAAGAGGTGTTTTTAAATTAGCTGGAATTTTTCCTCCTAGTTTTGCTACTCCTTCTTTTTTTGCTTCTTCAATAGCTATATTAATTTTCTTAAGTGTAGCTTTATCTGATTTAGGTATGATTAAACTTACTGAATATTTAGGATCACTTCCATTAATTGATTTTGCCTCCCATACATTTGCATAACTGAATCTAACTTTTCCTGTAATAACTTTCATTTATAACTCCTCCTAATTTTTAAAATCTGCTTCTGCAGTATTTTTTATTTCTGGTCTTTTATCACTCTCAACCACTAAGGTTAATTTTCCTTGAGGCTTATAAACTAAATCTTTTAATAGCTCCTTAAATTTATTCTTACCTATAGCTTTTTCCATAGCTGTAATACCAAGTAGGTTTTTAGAATATATATCATCTTCCTTAAATCCTGCATCTATTAAAGTCTTTGATACACTTTCTTCATCACTATATTTTCTGCTACTTCTGCCTTCTACTAACTTAAATCCATCCCACTTCTTATTTTCATTTATGGCTTTATCTAAAGCGTAGACTTGTATGTCTGATGCCCATTTTTGAAATTCATCTATACTAGATAAGATTTCTGTTATCTCATCATCAGTTAAAAATGGTCCTTTTTTAAAATCATATTGTGCCATCTTCATGTTTTCCTCTGCTCTTGCTCTACAATTAAACCTAGCCCTACAGAACCTGCAATGTTCTCCAGCACAAAACTCTCCTTCTCCTTTTATAGCAAGTTCTGCTTTTGGCTTTACTACTTCTTCTGCCCATTTAATCAAGTCTTCTACTGTAATTTCAAAGGTTGATATGTTATCTAGTCTTGGCTGACAAATAGTCATTCTTACCTTCTCTATGTCATAAAGACTATAAAATAAATTAAGAGCACCTATAGCGTATAATTTCATCTGTGGATTATTAGCTGCGCACACTTCTACACCTTTTCCATATTTCAAATCCATAATATCCAGTATTCCATCAGCTACAATAACAAGATCTCCAGTACCAAAACCCTTTGGAACGTAATTGCTAAAGTCCAGCTTTTGCTCTACTAGAATAATTGGATCTTTTGACCTAGCCTTTGATTCAGCTATAAGTTCACAAGAATAATCAAAATAAATATCTGTATAATACTCTAGTTCCTTTTCATCAAATTCACTTTTAGGTTTTTTAACCTTCCCACCAAGATATTTATTTAATTTATATTCCGCTAAAGCGTGAGCTGCTGTACCTTCTTCTGCGAAAACACTGCTTTTATTTTCAAAACTTTCTTCAAGCTTTGCAGATGGGGTGCAACATAACCACCTGTGAGAACTTGAAGCTGATAGAAGTGCATGTTCAGTCACTAAATCATCTCCGTTTCTTTTAGAAGCTCTGAATATTTATCTTTTGATATATCTGTTAATTTTTTACCACCAAACTTTTTAATAAGCGCTTTAACCTCTGATTGTTTACCATCTTTAGAGAGTTTAGCTAAAACTCCTCTTACCTCTTCTAATGATATTTCTTTAGTTTCCTCTGTTCTATTATTTTTTGGTTTTTGTAATTCTTCTTTGTTATCTTTAATATTTTCCTTAGGTGCCTGTACTTCTTTTTCTATCCCTTTAGGTTTTATGTTCTTTGAACTTTCATCAAATATGGGAACTGCATTATGAAGAACAGCAGCTAAAGTTAAAATTGAATTAGTTACCTCCTGTGATGCTTTTATATTAATATCAATATTTACATTCATATTTTTTCTCCTTTCATTTAGTGCTATAATGTACTTGGTTATTTTAAAGAAGCTCATTACTTTTATAGATTTTTGGGAGACTATCTATATTGGTTTTGAGCCTTTTCCTTTAAATAAAGATTCTAATGTTTCATCTGGAAAAGTTCTAAGAAATCCTACAATTACTTTTCTACCAACTCCTCTCTTTCCATTTAATACTCTGCTTATTGTACCTTTTGATACATTAGCTTTAACGGCTAATTGGTTTTGAGATAAATTTTTTTCTTCCATTAATTCTTTTATCTTTAAATAATTTATCTCCATAATTCTCACCTCCTTTTATTTTATGAACTTTTATGCTTATTAGCTATTTAGCTAACAAGTTATTAAAAAAATTAGAGAATTAGAAGCACATTAGCAATATGCTATCTGTGCTGTCTGTTCTCTTATAATTTTTAATTGCTTAAGTCTAATTGAAGCTGCTTGCATTGAAACATTAAATACTTTAGAAATTTCTCGTGGCATATCATGTGCAAACTCATCTGTTTCAAAGTCTTGTCCTAAAATTATATAATTATCATCAATACCAGCTTGTTTAAGTATATTATCTGCTGCTATTTTAAAAGTCTTTTTAGGCATTAATAAACATGAAGACATAGAATTTGCCTGCCATTCCATCCAATCATTATCCGTTTTAAATGTCCTTTTAAAAGAATAGTTTTCAAAATTTCTTTTTAAGCATTTTATTGACTTTGCTTTTTTGCCATTTATAATATCAAAAATATTACATTGATTTTCACTGGATTTAAACATATCTCTATGACATATCCAATGTCCAACTTCATGACCACAAGTAAATCTATATCTTCCCTCTCGCTCATCTAAATTTAATGAATTATCTATAATTACAGTACCTCTTTTTACTTGTATATCTTTATCTCCATTGTTTTCTGCGTCATATACTGTAAGAAATCCATTATCAAAGGTTGTTAATCCAAGAATGCTTCCATCTGGTGTTATATTTGCATAGTCCAATTCTAAATGTAGATAACTTTCTAAAAATTGTTCTATAGGCGTTGGCATGGGTTCTTCTAATATTTTTGAATTAAAATCACCCAAACATAACTCTGCTATCTCCTCGATGTCACTTTTATAGAGTAATGGAAGTCCATTCTCTTTTCTTGGAATATCAATTTGCACTAGGCTTTGCCCCCTTTGCCACTTAATTTTTTAAAAAAGTCGTCCCAATCCTCCTCCGTTGCAACTTCTCTAGCTTTTCTAAGCGCCACCCTAACTTTTTCAGATGACATTATATATTCCGGAAGATCTGGTGCTATTGTGTTTTTACCTTCTCCCGCCAAATCAAACATAGTATTCTTTTCATCCTCAGTTAGCTTTAAAATTTTAGCTATTTGCATTAGTTTATCTATGTCAGGTGGATATCTCCTGCCTTTTTCTATATCGCTAAGATATGCTGGAGCAATTCCTAGTTCTGCAGCCGTTCCTCTTAATGTTAATCCTAGTGATTTCCTCTTTTCTGCTATAAATTTTCCAAAACCTAATATATCATTCATCTTTATCCCTCTCTACCCATAATAGCTTGTTCGCATATCCGATAACATCATTGTATAGGAAACAGTTTCCAATGTCAAGGGTAAATTATTGAATTTTGGGAATTAAAAAATATAGTTTCTAAACTTCCCTTCTTCTATTTGATTTAATGCTCTTTTATATAGATTTCCTAGCCTGCCCATTTTCGTAGTAAAAACATAAATATTGTTGATTAAAACCGAAGCTTTAGTGTCCACATATTGCTTTATGGCATACTTTATTAATTCTATATCTATTTCAGAAATAAAATCATCATCTTTAAAGTTAGAAATAGCTAATTCATAAATAAGTTCTTCTTCATTATTAATGCAATCATAAAATTTTTTATCCATAATTAAATTAAGACTTTCAACAATTGCTGCTACTACCTGATAATTAGGTTCTACTTCAATCCCTATACTATCACTCATATAAGTTCCTTCCTTTGTAACTTCTTTACTATTGTTATAGTTTCTTTTAATTTTTTATCCATTAATAACACCCCCATATACTAATATGAAGATGTAAAGATAATTGCAGTATTATTTAAAATAAATTTTATTAAAAATTAAGACTTCTTTGAATTTATGTATGCAAAGAAAAAAATACTATGTATTTAGCTTTCTTTTCAATAAAAATACAAGGATACTTATGATTTCTCATGTAGTATCCTTATGTTATCATTATAGTTATTTATTCTACTTCACCTTCAAGAGATACCATTTTCTCTTGCCTCGTTTCATGTAAAGTTTTATCTCTTCCTTTAATTAAAACCCAATCATAAATTCTGATACTAGAACATCCAGTAACCTTCTGACCCCACTTATTAAATGTAAGTTTTTCACCTTTAAAGTCAACATACTTGCTATCAATAACAGTAGCTTCTGAATTATCTCTGTTCTTAATTACTACAGCATCTCCAGCTTTAATAATTCCCCACTCAAATAACTTATCCATTCCTGGAAGTGTGGTTCTAGTAATAGGTGTATCTCTCTTAGGTGTATATGTAGATCGTTTTTTATCATCTACTTCAACATAAAAATCTTCTAAAGCTGGTGGGGGTAATATTCTATTAATGTCTATAAAATAATTATCTTCTATTTTCATTAGACTTAATCCAAAACAACTTATATCAACATTATTAGTAATTAACCAAGCTGCTGCTGATACTGTTTGCTTATCAAAAGAAGATGCTATGAGTATAATTCTTTGCTTAGAATTAAAGGTTTTAGCTGCATTATTCTTTTCAAGGAAATCATTTAAAATCCTAGTTGCCTTTTCATACGCAGTTAATTCTCCAATTTCAAATTCATCTTTGTATTTCTCAATATAAGAAGCAAAATTTTATCAATTAGATCATCAGGAGTTTTAATTTTAGCATACCTTATAGCTTAAAATTCAAAAATTTCTTTTCTTTAACTAATATCTTGAATTTCTATAGAGTCTTTTACATTTATTTACAATAACCTAACCCCTTTGTGAGGACATGCTTTGTGGACTCACTTGCCATTTCTAATCGTCGATTTTTCTTGTTTTTCTTGGATCAGCAGGCTTTTTCGTTTTTTGTGGAATCAGCCATATTTTTCCTTTTTTCACAGCCCCATCTACGCTTCCTTGACTACAAAGAAGTGAAATTCTTCTCTATGATATTTCCCATATTTCTGACATTTCATTAGTTGTCAAATAATCCATATTAGCCTCCACAATAGTTAACAAGTTACTTATATTATATTCTTTTATCGGAATACTTTCAATTGTTACAGCATGATAATCCCCTAAAAATTTTAAGTTTGGAATTATTACAAATGAATACAT